GTTGAATGGTATCACTACCAGACACCCGAGGTAAGACCTAGGTACGGACTTCCATTAACATGGAACTCCGCAACACCTGGATCTCCCACCAGGCCCTCACGGGCCCGTCACTCACACTTGTGTGTAGTGATCCACTGGATCACACCCTACCAGGGTGTAGTCCAGCCCAGTCTGATGTCGACGGACCGGGGACGTCCTGCACGTTCCAAGTGGTCCTCATTGATCTCAGACCCCCAGAGATGGGCAAGGCGCGACGACAAACTCGTCTCGTCTATTCCATCCTCGAGGCCCTGCTTCAACAAGAAGCACTTGAGCAGGGCTCCAGATCCCTCAAGAGTATCGAGAGGGAGCTTGGAATACGGTATATAGCCCTTAACTTCGGGTCTATGTAGCGTATGTGAAACACGATCTATCTGGTAACCAGGTAGAACGGATTCACGCCCAAGCACAGGAGATGATGGTTTGACTACCGGAAAATACTTTAGTATTTTCCGGATCTTGCCATCTAGCCACTGGCAGGTTGCCCAGTAACCAGCCCAATAGAGCTGGTTACGAAGAGCAACCGTGGCTATTAACTCCTGGACGTGCCGCCTGTTAGTGGGGAGTACCCGCCTGACCTTAACGATACTAACGTCATGGCCATCGTAATACTCCTTGCCGCAAGACTCCCGGAACTTACCGTTCCAGAAGGACTTGCGTCGATTAACTCGGGCTCCGAAGAGCTCGAGCGCTTCGATAACGGCGGGCACAAATTCTACAGGGACAACAATATCGTCCCCGTAGACACGCACCTTCCCGCGCATCTCTTCAATGAGTGAACGGGAAACCTGGGTGTTGAGCTCTCGCTCAATCCCAATGAAGATGATGGTCAGAAAGACCATCGCCTCCATAGGAAAGGTGAGAGCCGAGCCCATAGACGCGAACTTGGAAATGGATTGAACTCCATGTCCAGGTACATCAACATTTCTTGAGCGACATGCTTGAATGGCCTTACGCAATAGGCCAGACGAACGCGTCATCTCAAGTACTAGTTGATTCGAGACTCGATCGGAAGCATCACTCAGGTC